TAGGCAGACCTGAAATCCAGATGGACGATGCGTTTGACTCAGTAACAAATGACAGTGACCTGAGTTACTACCCAAGTCCAGATTGCTGGTATCCGCCGGTGCGCTGGAGGCATGACGCGACTATTCGCCAGCTCGAAGGGAACAGCCCGGAGTTCGATCGCCCGGTATTTTACTCGGTCAGAACAGTAAGATTTGACCCAACAGTCGGCAGTCGTAAGGTGCTGGCGATGTACCCGACACCAGACCAGGCTTACACACTGCGGGTGCCGATGTTCCTGAGACCAGTGCTAGTTGATGAAGTTAACCTCTATGCGATTGGCGGAGAGGTACTGAGTCAGGTTCTTCTGGAAGCGTGCTTGGCTTCGGCTGAGCACAACTTCGAGGAACGAGAGCATGTCCACGAGAAGCGATTCATGGAATTGATCGGATTAGCTATTCGAGACGATCAAGAACGGTTCAGTCCAACGTCGCTAGGACCAGACGGCTCGCGACTCGGAAGCGGTGGATTCGGCATGATCGATTATGAGTATCGGTTGCGAGAGCGACGGATGGGTGGATTGACGTTTGGTGGCACAAGCCTGTAAATCACTAGAAAGATCACATTATGTTTTCATCAGCCAGTTCGCCGATTGTCACAGATGCTAGCGGAGATGCGACAGTTTATCTGGCGCCTGGAATAAATCGAAATCTCAATGGTTTTCTGGTTGAGTTGAAGTATGCTCCAGGCACTATTGCTACCGGAGCAGATTTGACCATTACAACAGAAAGCGGTAGACCGATTATGACGAAAGCGGACGCTGGTACCAGCACGGTGTGGTACATGCCTCGTGCGCTAAACAATGCGGTGGCAGACGGTGCAGCCGGATCGTCAGGGACAGAGTTAATCCCAATCAAGAACGAACGTATCAAGGTCGTTGTTGCTAACGGTGGCAACGGCGGGGTGGGTTCGATTGAAGCCACCGTGATAGTCCATTCACCGTATTAGTGTTTTGTTTCCGTTAGGGCGCTGGCCGCCCCTGAACCCTTTTTGAAAGGATCGTTGCCATGTCGGCACACAGAGTTTTGAGAGATTTGTTGGCTGCGTTTAGTGATGTAGGTCCAGGGCGTGTTGCGGTGACAGCCACGTCGACTGGGGTGGCGCTGGAAGAAAACAAACTGGTGCAGTTCGTTGTCCCGACATGGGGCGCGGCAGACAACATCATCATTCTTCCCAGTGCTCAACCAGGAAAGATTGTCATCATCGCTGGTGCTGCCACCGGTGGTGAACTGAGAACGAGTGCTCCATCCACAATTGCCATCAACGGTGGCAGCGGCGCCAATGCTGAGTCGGCTATTGCTGCTGGGAAAATGGTAGTAGCCATCTGTGAGTCTTCAAGTTCTTGGAAAGCCTTCGGAATTGCTTCCGATGGTACTACCGCTGGAATTGAGGCAGCCGCTTAAGGAAGCATGCCGTGGCTACCAAGGAAAAACGCGCAATGACGAAGCTAGCAGCCTGTTTAGGACTTGGAGCGATTCAAGCTCCTTACAGGTTGCGTCAAAGCGCGTTCGGGCTCCCAGCCGTTAAGGAGTCTTTCTCTAATCGTCTCTTTGGAAATTCCTGTTTCTTTGGACCATTCGGCCAAAGACATTGTTTTTCCGTTGAACGCTATCTGTCGCTTGTGAGGCTGGTCGTTTTTGTCAGCAGGTTTATTCAAGGCTTTTTCAATGGCCCATCCTCGCTTGATCCGATTCTGAAGGGTTTTGTAGTGCAATCCACATTCGGCGGCCCAATCAGCAAGGCACTGCGTTTTGCCAAATGCTGTGACAAGTCGATTCGAACGCTTATTCCTGGACTGCTCTTCCCAAGTAGCCCATTTGCAGTTGTCTTGGGAATATCCGAGAGCATTATCTTTTCTTTCAAGTGTGTGCTTCGGCGATGGTCTCCGCCCCATGTCAGCGTAGAAAACTTCGAAAGAATCCCATTCAGAGCAAACGGAAATACCTCGGCCGGAATAATCACTACTCTGTTTATGCAAGGGATTGTTGCAGCGTTGCTTCATTCCGAGCCATACTGTGTATTCTGGCGAGCGGCTTTTCCCGTGAGTGATACCGCGGCAGCTAGTGCAACAACTGCTTCGTCCTCGCGTCATTGCTGGTCCATGAACAATAGATTGGCGCCCGCAGTCGCACAGTACGTTCCAGTAGGTAAGTGGTGGCTTGTGTCCGACCGCTTCGTCTATGACTGTCCACTTGCCAAATCGTTGACCAGTCAGATCTATGAAGCAGCGGTTGCGACGAATAGAATTGTTGTCAGCCATGATTTTGTTCCCATAAAACAAGTTGTGGTTAGAGCAGCCAGTCAGCTCCAACTGATTGGCTGTTCGTATTTTAGCTCTCTAGCAATTAGGGATCAACGCTAATGCCAACAAAAGAGCTAATCTGGCCATCAGGAGTAAATCGGGGCGAATCATTTCGACAAAGCGTTGGTAAGCGAGAACGATACACGAGCGTCTACGCGATTAACGTCCGCACTGAAGACTTTACGGGACGCCTGCGAGGTGGCTCGTGGATACCTCCAGCTGCCGCCACAACAGTTGGTGTGGTTCACAGCGGTGGATACGTGGTTGCAGATCCAGGCTCGGCACCTGGCAGCAGCAGTAACGCCGATTGCATTTATCGCGATCGGTTTATGCGCCCTGTCAGTCAGGCAATCTACGCTAGCCGCCAGTTTGTCTACACAGACTGGGCGCTGAGTGCCGACATGAGCGATGCTGGACGCCCATTTGTAATGCAGCTATCCGAAGCTGGGGAACTAGGCGGAAACGTCATAGCCTTGATACCACATAAAGACTCGTACATGCTCGCAGCGACTGCTAGTTCGCTATGGGTTGTCCAAGGCGACCCAACCGCGGAGGGACGACTACAAAACGTATCGCGCGACGTGGGGATTGTGGGACCGAGGGCGTGGTGTCGAGATCACCTTGACCGTTACTACTTCCTTTCGTCTCAGGGGCTCTACACGGTTAGCGCGAGCGGAGATGGCTTGCAAGGACTATCGGAAGATGTGATACCACAAGAGCTAACTGGGGTTACAGACGCAAACACGGTTCTCGAGTACGACCATGCAACTCGTGGTGTGCGTATTTACATTCCAACGGCAACGGTGAACTGGCTATTCGAGACGGAGCAAAATGGATTCTGGCCGTTCAAGGTGGGATACGCTAGCTCTCACGTAGCGCTAGGACCGTTGCGGCTCAACGATGGAGAAACCTACGGTCGATTGTTGAGGATGCACGGAATAACGGCGACTGGTAGCGCAGATGTTACATGGCGAGTACTGGTGGCAGACACAGCTGAGCAGGTCAGCATCAATGCTAAAGCAGCCATTGAGGCTTTAGTGGCTGGCAGCACACCATCGAACACGCACAGCACCGGCGTATGGGCGGCTGGAGTAAATCATCGCGTTTACCCCAGAGCCAGGGGGCAATTCATGATTTTGCTACTGTCGTCAGGTGGAACCTGGGGCTGGGAGGGCGCAGTGTGCTTTATGGAACCATCAGGTAAGTGGAGATAAAAACATGCCGAACATAGTGCCAGAAGTTCCGCTACACGACCCTGGGCAGAGTCAGATCTTCCTAAATGATGTCCGCAATCCATTGCTAGGCGTCTGGTATACCACTCAGACGGTTAGTCAGGTTCCAGAGAACGTGATGGGTTGGCTCGTTGCGCAGGGCTATGAAGTTACTGGCATTACGCAGGACACATCGACAACGCCGCCTACCAATTACTTTTCGTTGACCAAGGAAGGGATGGATCACGTAGCTACTGTCGTTGAACTGTGCAATAGTTACACGATAGCAGCCAACGACGCGAAATTCGCGAACGAGGCGCGTTACAACGAGATAATACTCAACTGGTCGCAGATGATTCTGAGTACGCATGCTCAGTTCGATGCGCAAACAGAGGAGCAGAACTCGCAAGCGGGCGTGTTCATGACAGATCTCGACGAATACATGACTGCCATCGAAACGCTCATCGATGATAGCGAGACGCAGATTACCATAGAGGCTGCAGAAGCGAAGGCAGCTTTAGAGTACATAAACGGACGGCTAACGGAATTAGAGGAGAACGCTGCAGCCAGTGCCGTTACCATCACAGCGTTGTTGGCTGGTCTCGGAACCAACGTCAATACCTACGTGGCGGAAATCGAAGCCATACTAGCGTTACTAGACGCGGATTATGTGTCCGTTGAAGCTGACCTGGCGGCAATCAAGGTCAGTACTGGAACGCTCGTGGATGCTTTCGCAGTTGATTATCAGTCCGTATTAGATCAGCTGACCAGCGACTTTATCACGCATGAAAGCCTAGCCAATGGACTGCTGGAGGGACTTGGGGCAACGGAACTCGCTAGGATAAACGAGGAGTTTGCCTCGCAGCTCTCGGTGCAGCTCCAGGCGCTGGTTTCAAGAGGCTTGTCATCGAGTGCAATAGTAGCAGACATCACAGAGCGCAACCACCGCGACCGAGACGAGCAAATACAACTATTGAACGATCGCTTGATGCGAGAAAAACTAGGCAACAAACACCAGTTGTATCAGCAGCAGTTCAGCATGAGAACACGGACGCTCGACGGAATAAACCAATTGCATGGCGTGCGTCAAGAAGTGCTGAAATACCAAGCATCGCTTATCAGCACCACGTATGAGCTTTTACAAAACATACGCAATCGCATTTTGGCAGGACAACAAGCTATCTTGGCTGCCAGAGACGCCAATGTTCGCCTGGGTATCGAGGTCAACTCGACACTTCTCGATCAACTGCAGACTGCGTTTAACGGCGTCCTCGGCGGCAAGGAGCGGTTCTCAACGTTGCTGATGCAAAACGCCAGCACGCTAGTCGAACTCAAGCACAAGGTGATTGTCGAAAGGATGGAGACAGCCGTAAAACGACTCGAGGGCTGGAAGTCTGTGGCTGACGACAATCGCAGGTTGATGGCGTACCAGTTAGACACTCGCAACCAGCTTTTGATCGGATTGTACTCTTTTGTGGAAAGGCGCGAGGATGTCGGGCCTCAGTGGACCGACGGGGCAAGAATGATTGCTGCGCTTGGGGACAGCGCTGGCGGATGGATTTCACCCTAATGAACATAACGCTCAATAATCTGCTCGATAGACAATCCATTCCTGAGCCTATAGCACAGTGTGCTGTAGGGCATTCCGAGCTTGTGCGACCATTCCTTGACGGTCAATACATGCCTTCCATGGGAGAGTGTTTTGACTGCACTTTCTTTGGAAGGTGTCGGCGGTTCAGTCAACGCCTTATCAAGAGACCAGTTGTCCAGCCGCCATTTCAGCGTGCCATGTGTGATGCCGAGTATCCTCGCCCATTCGTTAAGTCCGTGCGTTTCGCCGTTGTGCGTCAAGCGTCTAGTTTTGCGCGTATTCTGCCCCTGCTCCAAAGTTGTCGCCCAGAAGCAATTTCCAGGCTCGTAATCGCCATCGTTGTCGATACGTTCAATACTGTGTTCAGCGGAAGGTTTCTTCCCCATATCCTCCATGAAGTTCACGAAGGACCATCGCCACCTATCGCAGACTGTAATTCCTCTGGCGCCATAAAACTGAAAGTTCCAAACATTTGGGTTGTAACATCGGGTTTTCATTGCACACCAATTATTGTATCCAGGCGCGCGTGGCTTGCGTTTATTCATGCGAATTCCCTTCATTTGCTGCATAAAGGTAGAGTTCGCTTTTGCCGACATGGCACGACAACATCGTGGCTGGGTAGGATTTTTGGTCGTCTGGAATATCGGCGTCACAGACAACTACATCGACCAATGCGTCAAGGGACAGTCCGTTGTGCGCGACGTATTGGTGAAGCAATTCGAGCAATTCGCCTACTGTCAGGCGATGAGATGTATCGGCAGGTGCGATCATTTGTTTCCCCTTTCATCTGTAGCGCAAGGGGAAAAGACTGTAGAATCTTGTGTAGCCATCTGACATTCCTAGCAAATGATTGGGTGGTTAGAGCCAAGTCAGTCCACAACAACTGTCTTGGCTCGTTTCATTTTAGCATAACTTAAACACTACTGCAAAGGAAAAGTTAAATGGCTACAGTCCAAAACGTAACTGGCGATGTTAGCATCTCGGGCTCGCTTCGCTTAGGTGGAACGCTATCGCCAGCCTTGGCTAAGGCGAATATCCTAGCGCTAGCCGAACTGCAGCCGTTCCCTATCCCACTAACGGACTTCCGCGTGTGGGACGCGATGCACACAGTATTGCCTGGGACTCCTGTGACGGATGACTTGGCTCTGATCGGTGGAACGTTTGGGACGGCAACGCCATCGATTCGCACTGAGGATTTAAAAGCACTAGGTGCGACCAACAAGCGAGCGAGAGTGCTCGTGCAACTGCCTTGGGAATATGCTGCTGGTGAAAGCGTTTCGCTGCGGTTCGTGGCCGGCATGATTACGACCGTCGCGGGCACAAGTGCAACCCTGGACGTAGAAGCCTACAAGCTCCAAGCGGACCCAGACGACGCGATCGGTTCTGACCTTGTGACGACCTCGGCAACCACAATCAACAGCCTTACGTTTGCGAATATCGATTTCGTGCTGACTCCTACGGGGCTGTCGCCTGGGGACATCCTGGACGTGAGGGTGACTATTGCGGTAAACGACGGAGCTTCCGCGACCGCAGTCGTGGCAGCGTTTACGAGCGCCAAACTCTTGTGCGATGTTCGCTAAGAACTATTTATGCTGTCGCGTTGGCGTAGATGACTCACTAATGACCATAATGCTCAACAATCTGACCAATAGACCAACCTTGATTCAGACGGTATCTGATGCCTCCATGGCTAATTCCGAGCTTCTTAGCCCAGCCTCTTTCGCTCAGGCTGATCCCGTCATGGTTAAGCATGGTTACACGTGTGCTGTCCTTTGTAGTCAACGCCTTTTTGACGCTCCATCCGCTGCGAAGACGTTTAGTCAGGGTATTCCGGTTCATTCCGACTCGCTTCGCCCAGCGAGTCAGCGTAAGCGTAATTCCATCATGCGTGAGATAGCGGGACGTGCGTTTGTTGCTTGCTTGCTGCTCGTACGTTTCCCAACTGCAATTGCTCTTTTCATAGTTTCCGTCATTATTCGCCCTTCCAATGGATGCTTCAGGGAACGGCTTGAGTCCCATATCCTCAAGAAAGTTCTCGAAGGATTCCAGCCATCGGTCGCAGACACGGATTCCTCGCAAACCATAATGCTTGAACTCTGGGTGGTTAGGATTGTAGCATCTTCGTTTCATCTGCGACCAGCATGCGTATTCGGGCGTCATTTGACGGTTGCGACAACTGCCATGTGTAACAATGCGGTAGTTGCCCCTTGGATTACTCGCGGTAGACTTACTTGTAGCCATCTGACATTCCATGAAAATGATTGGGTGGTGAGAGCTGAGTCGGTCATGATGGACCGACTCGGCTCGTTTTATTGTATCAGACAAGGAAGGCTGGTGCATTATTTGGCGTAAAAGAAGGCGTCCCACTCCATTCTTCAAGGTGCCACCACCTTTTAACGCCATCCAAGGTGAGAACGCCAACCTGCGCCAGGATGGGGTGGCTCCCTACTGCGCGATGATGCAGATTGCGGCAAACGATGTATACGACAACTATGTGATATGCAGAGGGTTTGACCCAAGAATACTGAAGTTTATCGACTACGCAGAAGGTGATGCGAATAAGCCTGGCATCTCTGTTGCGAAGCCATTCGGTAAGCGGGTTCCTGGGACATACCAGGTTGCGGAAGTCTACCCAGCGTTTCTACCAACACAGGGTAATGACGGATTCACTGGGTTTAGGCAGGTGACTTACGTGCCACCGTCGCCAGTTGCTGTTGAATGGAGAGTCGGTCAGAATCCAGGAGTTGTTGTTGGAGGGCTGGACGGCGGACAGCCAGAGGAATTGGTAGACGAGATAGAGATTCTGTACGACCACAACGGAAAAGTGGTCAATTGGCTGTTGATAGACAGCAAGGGCAGTTCTGATGGCTGGATCAAAGGGACGTTAGTTTCTATTAGAACAGCCTCCTCAGGGACTCCTGCCGATGCTCCGTGGACTGGTTTGGTAATCGCGACGGTCACAGTTGAGGAAACATCACCAGGATTGCATTATCTAATCGACCAAGACGTGGACATGGTCGATAAACAGGAGTGCGTCTACGATCACGCCGAGGAAGATCTCGTTGGTGTTTGGACTTGGGGGAAAAGAGCGATAGCCAAATCACGCGACCCAGCAGCAGCTCCTGGTACGTTGACTCCGCTCTACTGGGCGGCGGACGATAGATGCTGTGTTGCTGCCGACACTGGAGCGTAGCCATGCCGACCAGGAGATGCTGCTGTGATATAGGATCGTGCTTGATCGGCACCGACGACTTCAATCGCGTAGACGCTAATCCACCTAGCGGCAATTGGGAAGTGGTAGATGGCGAATGGGAGGTAGTCGACGATACGCTAGTTTGCATCAGCGAGGGTCCAGTCATCACGACTCACAGGCAACCTGCTCCGTTAGTGGTTGGTGCGAAGTATGCGACCAACACTGGAGTTAGGTTAGTGAATGTTCCAGAAAATGGAACAAAGGAGTATGGGATAATTTGCGGGTTCATGGACATCGATAATTTCGATTGGATCAAGTTGATTTGGCGCGGAGCAGATCATTCGACTGACCCGAATACTCTTGAGCCAATCTTTTATCGGCGCACTGGTGGCAGCGATACGATCATTATGGACAGCACAACCAACCCGCAGAACGCACTAGGTATTGAACCGTACTTCAGCGGAATAGGAACCGTTACTTCGATCTTTGTTGGCTACTGCTATTCATCTCTGGAATGGTCGATTGGCGTATCTGAGCCTGCATTAGAGGATTCTTGGACAGTATGCGACGGAGGGCTCGACGCAATGCCGTCAATTCCTTACGGAACAACCGGATTTCTGCTTGGTGACTTCGACGATTGGACTCACTCACAACACTTTGAATCGCGAGCGGATTGCTTTGGTTGTGGTTGTGCATGTGCGGCCAGCAATACTGACAGGAAATGCTGGCCAGACGAAATGTTGCTAACAGCCATTGCTGGTCCTGGTGCTCCCTATCCTGATGATCCACCATGCGAAGGCGATATATCAGGGATATGGGATATCGAAGTACTCCTGCATCGGTGTTCTGCTCCTGTAGCCAATTACGCCGACTACCCTGGTATATCGCCAGTTTATCCGCTTGATACCGATCGCAATATTTGGTACTCAGATCCGTTTATTTCGCAGGGTGTTTACTATTGGTTTATTGTCACTTGTGGAACAAATGACGGCGAAACAACGCTGTTCGTTGCTATCAATGTGTATGGCGACCAAGACCCATACGGACAATCAGTCGACAGCGTGACAACGCCACCATCAGGCGGCCACCTCGCGTTTAGCCGCGTAAACCCCGGCCCGAACCCAAGCCCACCAGGATACGCGATTCCTCATATAGGCGGATTTACATGCGATCCACTTTTTCTCAACTACTTGGCTGGCTTTGCTGGTGGTGACACGCTGGATAACGCCATATCATCATCGCCACCGTGCGATGGTCCGCAGTATTGGCACACATTGACCATTACTGATGCGCCATGATGCAATGCGAGTGTCCCATCGCTGGTTACTGCCAGCGGCATAAAGTAAGAAAGCCAAGCGGCTGGCACAAGCTATGCCAGACGAAAGCAGCCTATTTCGAAGCCTGGGAGCAAGGGCGTGGTCCTGGGCAAGAGCAAAAGCCAGATGACAAGAGAGAGCAACGGCGAAAGAGTGTTGTGGAAGCAACGCAGCGCAAAGAGCGGCTCGTTTCTTGGTTGAAACTGTTCAGGACAGAGGCAGAAAAAGGGATTGGCGACACTGCGGACAGGGTTGTGAAGCAACAAAAGAAGTCAAAAGCCTGGATTGCAAGCGATGCACACGATGCAGTGAATTGCTTACTGAAGCAGTGCAGTTGCTCAAGAATAGATGCCGTGGAGCGACTAAATACTAAGTATCCATACTAAAGACATCAGTTAGAATGAAACGCTAGCGAGCAGAAAGAAGCAATTATGCCAATCAGATTCAAATACGACTCAGCCGTAGTAGTGCCACCTTCCAATGAGACCACGAGAAGGTTTGGGCAAAACCTTGTAATGCAGCAGCAGCAGCAGAAGTACGCAGCCCAACAAGCTGGGTACGATCGCATGTTCCAGCTGGGCAGGGACAACATGCAAAATCAGTTCCAAATGGGGCGGACTAAGCAGCAGAACGAGTTCCAGCTAGGGCGAGACAAAACACAGTTCGAGCAACAGCAGCAATTGGCTGAAGCTGAGCGACAGAGAGCGTTTTTGGATGAGGCTAGAAAGCAGAGTAGCGGATTCATTAGCGACGCGATCAAGAATGGCGAGTACGACCCAGCTACTGCTAGAAAATTGCAACAGAACCTAGTCGCAGAGGCTGAAGCTCTTGGCAACCCGCAGTTGGACGCCACACAAAGAGCGGAGGTGTTGGAGAAGATTCGTGCGGAGCGAGCGTTGCTGGCAGCCAATCGCATGGAACCGCCACCAAAGCCGACTCGAGACGACGAGTTAAAGCAGTTCCTCGGAGGCAATTACGACAAGTACAAGGATCAACCGTGGGTTCCTGATGGTAAGGGAGGGTTCACGATAGCCGACATTCCTCAGCCGCCAGAGGCACCCCCAGTTCCACCTCAGTCCGCGCAGGAGTATTACAACGCCAATGAAGACAAGTTCCAAAAGGACTTAGACGCCACGATGGGCGCCATGCAGGACGCATACGACCTAGATCCTACAAAGCCGAAGCCGACTCCGCAGGCGGCATGGGATCAGATGCAGAAGGATTATCAGTTCCGTATGCAAGCATTGGGCAGAAATGCTCAGGCTGCTGCAGCACCAGCAGGTCAGCCATTCCAGCTGCCATCAGACCGCATGCCACCAGCGTTTGGTACGGTCGATCCGATGACTGGGCAGCCAGTGCAGGCTGGATCGTCTATGTCAGGACCAATGCCGAGCGTGACACAACCACCACCAACTGGACAGACTGGTGTACCGCAATCGGGAGGACCACCAGCAAGTGGTCAGACGTCACAAGATTGGGCAACGCAAGGAGGGTTCAAGCCAGCTCCTAATGCAACAGTTGAATCTGACGGTCAGTTGTTTTATGTAAAAACAACTACTGGACCTATGGTTACGTTTAGGAGTGAAGAAGAGGCAAACAGATTTATTACCAGAGGGCAAGCACCTCCGACGCAATCACCATCGACTGGAGGTCCGGAAGGCATGCCTGGAACTTATCCAGCGCCATGGCTACGAGGGCAACCGCAAATGGAAGTGCCTCCACTTGGTACGAACAAGCTTACGCCGGAGGAGATGGCGAAAATGGAGTCTCCGCCAAGTAGTCCGAATGATCTTACTCCAGAAGACCAGCAAAGGTTGGATCAACTGCGCAGTGGTAGTATGCCGCTTACAGCGAATTCTTCGTCGAGGAACCCAGTGACACGAAATGGCAGGAAAGTTCCAGCGGACGCCAGTGGTTCTAGTAAGGCGGTTCCGAGGCAGCAGGTTAAAGTAGGTGGTAAACCATTGGCAGTCACACCTGGCACATTAACTCCACAAGAGACAGCAGCCAGACAGCAAATCATGGAATTGCCACAAGAGCAACGCATTGCGGCGCTTATGCCATACGACCCTGAGTTAAAAGGCAAAACACTCGAGCAGCTACTGGAAGATCCCGAAACCAAAGCCGGTTACGAGGAGATGTCAAAGCAGGGGCTAACGACAGGAAATTACCGCGAAGACATGCTAGGGCATTTAGACGAAATGCTGCAGCACAATGTTTTGAGAGGTGCTGGGCAGTCACCTCCAGAGGCCTATGTAGGCATGCGAGCAGACGAAATTTCCGATCCGAAAGCTAAAGCTGAAGTCGCTAAGTTGCCACGTCCGAAATCTAAGAATGACCGCTCAGCAATACGCAGTGGACAGTTGTACGTTGATCCTGAGGGCGTTATTCGCGCTCGCTCTTAAAGAGTTATTACTATGGGAAAAAAGTGGTGGGAAGAAGATGCCGTTGTTGGTCAACAGGATGTCATGTCTGCCATCGGCACTAAGTCAGCGACTGAGGATGAAGGGAATTGGTGGGAGGAGGATGTTGCCTTCCGAGCCGACACTGGTGCGCAAGCTGTACTGTCTAGTATTGAAGCCGACAAGAAGCGGCAGGATGAGCAAGCAAGACTCCACGAAGCCCACCAATCCATAGAGCGATGGGGTGAAGTTCCGACCGTCGCAAGCCAGATAGTAATGGACACAGCGGCTATCGGCGAACGAGTGCTCGGCATGGGCGAACGCGCCGATCAGGTTATTCGCGATTCAGCTACGCTCGACCAAGCCATGCGAGAGCGCGATGCTGCGCAATGGCGTACCGAAGAAGACCCAGAAGGCATGTCCACTCTTGAGCAGGTTGGGCAGTACATCCCGTGGATAAAGCAGGGAATTCGCGGTGCCGCCAGAAGTTTGGGTTCAGCGGTTCTGGGCGCAAAAGGCGGTGGTGCCCTTCTAAATACAGGAAAGATAGCGACAGGAGCGGTTCGCGGAGCTGCAGCAGGCGCAGCAGTTCGAGGGGCTGCAGGTGTAGCTAGGGGCGTGTCGCAAGGAGCAGGGGGCGCGGCACGAGCAGCATTAGCTTCGCCTGGAAGTTCGACTTATGGAGCAATTGGGCTAGCCTCAACTCAAGAGGCTAACAGGGCAATCACCGAAGGTGCTGATGCAGGACTAAAAGGAGCAGCATTAGCGGGGTACGTCGCTAGCCAAGGAATTATTGAAGCATTACCAGCGACTGTAATGCAGAGACTTGGCTTAGGTGGTGTGGAAGCCATGATAGCTGGTCCGTCGATTCGCGGAGGAATCAAGGCGGGATTCATAGAAGCCATTAAAGCTACTGGTCAAGAAATACCTGAAGAACTTGCGACAGAAGTTCTCCATGCAGTAGCGAACGAATACTCTGGCGTAGATACACAGGCATTGTCTGGCGACAGTCTGTCGAGCTTGGTAGCTGACACTGTGCTTCAGACGGTAATAATGGGTGCCGGTGCAGGCGCGTTGAAAACAGCCACAGGGGAAGCGCAGGCAAGACTAGCGCGTTTGCAGGAGATTCGCGCCAAAGGCTTTGTTTCAGCCGAGGAAGCGAAAGAACTGGGGATTGTAGGGAAGAACCGCAATGAGCGGCGAGCCAACGCAGACGCCGAAATAGAGCAATTGAGTGCCATTCCGCCAGAACTGCCGCCCGAAGTGACACAAGCGACACCTCCAGGAACACCGCCACCGCTGCCAGGAGTCCCTGGGGCAGCAGCCGTACCGCCACAGTTACCACCACCTCTACCTCAAGGAGCAGCAGATGCCAGCCAAGTACAGTCGAATGAAGAAATCCCAGTGCAAGGACAAGCACGAATCGAAGGAGAGCAAGAAGCACGAATCCAAGGAGTCGAGCAGCAAGCAGCCCAAGGCGATGACGGGACGGAAGTACAAGTAAGCGATGTCGATTCAGTCAGGACCGCAATGGCTTCTGCGCCTATAGGTGTCGGAGGAAATGCTCGGGTTTACGGAATTGATGATACTCGTGTGGTGCGTGTTCCGAAGCACGTAAAAGATGTGACTGGAGAGTTCATGCCAGTTGAGCATCCACTAACAAAGCGAGGCTTGCGCGTTGGTCAGGCTATTGCCAAGAATGAACAGGGTGTTGAGATTCTTCAGCGGCAGAGTGGTAGCGAGGCAGGGTTAGCTTTGCCTAGTGGCAATCAAGCCAAAGACGATGCTCAATACGCTAGGGCGATACAAGACGCTGCCAGCCTTCCTCAGGAGGCTTACGATGAATTTGCAGATACACTCAAGGCGCTAGATGAGTCAGGCTACCAATTCGACCCATCCAAGTCCAACAACGTGTTGATTGACACAATGACTGGCAAGTTCAATCTAGTTGATGTCAACAAATCCAAGTCAGGAAAGCCACAGGCATCGCTTGAGTACATGCTGATTCCGTTGATTGGAAACACGTATGCTCACAAATTCAAAGGTGAGGGTCTCGAATCGCCGAGAAAGGCAATTGTAAGAAAGGCGACTGAAGCGGCCCGCAAAGCTGGCATCAATCTTGAGTTAGGTTCGAGCGGAAAGTATTCTCTCGAATTAGCAGGTGAAGCTACAAACATAGCGAAACCACCAGCAACCCCTGCACAGCAGCAAGCAGCTGGCGGCGCGCCAACTACAGTTGGCGCCGCTGACTCCACAGTAGGGGTCACTGGGAAGTCAGAGAATCCAAGGGCATCATGGGATGTCATCAAGAGTGCCGATGGGAAACTCCTGCGCGAAGACCCTAACGCCAAGACTCCAGCGGAAAGAGCCAGAACTCGCGTTCCAGTTGAACCGTCCGAGGGTGTCGTTCTCGTGACCAAGGATCAGTTTGGCAAGCCGATCCCACCCGAAACGCTCAAGGCACGCCAGGAGTTCGCCGACAAAGCGAAGCCAGGGGCAGAGTTCAGGCTGCCAGACTTCAATCCTAAAGGGCTGTATGTGGTCGAGAAGGATGGTGGGATAACCGCCATCGACGGGACAACGAAGCGTCCAATGGGCAGCGTGCAAGCCAAGGTGAACGATGGAGGGATCTATCCAAAGTCCTTCGAATTCACCAAGGAAGCCGAGCAAGAAAAAGCAAAGGTTCAAGATGAACCTTTGGTCCAAGAGATCGGGGGGAATGAGACATCCAAACCACCGGAGCTTGATGCCAAACCACCACAGCTCGAGACCAAATCACCGGAGCAGCCCAAGGGCAGCGGAAAGACAACGCTTGGCACTCAGAGTCCAATTGGCGTGAATAGCCAAGGTCAAAACGTTTTCGAAGACGAGAATGGTGTCCGAAGTGTGCAGGACGGGAGAGTTCGAAGTTCGGAGGCTGTTGGATTGCGCCCTGTTCGTGACCCAAGTGGCAAAATCACTTATAAGCCAGAATTGAGTACCGATCGTGACGATAGGTTCAAGACGGTAGATGAACTAACGCCACCACCAATTAGCGAATCCAAGTGGCAATCAGAAACCCGCTCCAAGCTAGAAGCGGTCCCCGCACTCAAAGGTGCCAAGATCGAAGCGGACGAGAAGGCTGGGACCGTAAAGGTCACTCGCCCCGATGGGCTTAGCACTACCATTTACTTCAATGCCGATGAGGAGCTAGCCAAGGCAGCCAAGGCGAAGCTGCGCAATCCCAAGTCAGTCCACGGCAGATACGTGCGAGAGCCGGGAGCCAAAGAGGGCTCCATCTACATCCGATCAGACGCGAACCATACCAACATCCTCAACCATGAAGTAATGCACTGGCTTGAGGACGAGGGCGTTGTGACCAAGGACGAAGTCGAGAAGTACGGCGGACGCGAGGCTATTGCTGAGAAGTACGGCAAGTGGGCTGAGCTGAAGCAACGCAAAGCCGACTCGGTGTTCCAGAGGATCTACGACGCGCTGGAACCAGTATTCTCGGCACAGCGACGGTTTTTCGAAGAGGTTGGGACGCGGAAAGCACCTGGAACCGAACGTGAACCAAACGTGAACCGAACGGGAGCCGAACGGGGACCTGCCGGACCCGCCCACCCAGGTGCAGATCAAGTTAACGTCGATTCTAGTGCAGAAAGTAAAGTTAAGCCGGAAGCACCTGCGGAAGTAGATGATTTCATGGCGGCGGTCAATGCTGCCTTTGATGAACGTTTTGGCGACGCTTCTGAGGAAGAGACTCCTAAGCCACCAAAGAAACAGCAGGGCCGAAAGAAAGCACCGACTGGTGAAGCCAAGCCAGGGAAGAAAACTCTTTCCGAGAAAGCAGCAGATCGCAAGGAGCGAACATCAACGGCTAAGGCTGAGAAGCTAGCCAAGTTCAAGGATCTTCTGAAGAAGAAGAACATTATCAAGGCAGTGTACGATCCCAAGGAAGAGGCAAAGGCAGATTTAGAACTGCTTTCTGCCACAGTCGAGCTTACAGCGGCAGCTATCGACGATGGAGTATCGACATTCGCTGAGTACGTGGCATGGATCGTGGACAGTATTGGCGAATCAGCCACTAGGACAATCGCGCCGTATCTGGAGGCAGGTTGGACGCGATTAGGGACTTACAACAGGTTTCGAGGTAAGATTGACAGTGCAGGCAAAGTAGCCGACGTTTTAACGGAGATGCAAGATGAGAACGGCACTGGATCAACAAGAGACGCTAGTGGGGATGCAGGAACACGTACTGAGGATCTGGAAGCAGGCGCGACCGAAGCTGGTGGCATCACTGACGA